GTGCCATATGGCACAGTTGCATCACTTAAGAATAATGTAGTTCGGTTTAATTATCGATTTATGTTGTTGTTAACAGTTTATGACACTCATCTTGTTGAGTCTTATTTGCTGGCGTCAACCGCGACGTCAGTTTGTAATCAAGGAGAAAGTTCTATTGGCTGTCTAACGACAGTCGTAGTTACTCGCTTTATTTGTATTATAAGCTGCTAGTATCACAGCTAGATTATTTCTTGCATTAGTATTTATTTCTGTATCATTTCTAATGCGTTTTCTAACCACAGAATGCCTGGTCAAGGACTAAAAAGCTTCCGATAGGACACCACGGAAGGACTAGTTATCTAGTATCTTAAACAGCAGTATTGCCTAACCATGGCTATCCTGCGTCTATTCTATAGGATATGACATTTTATGAATTCATTTTAATGTAACCGTTTGGGTAAATCCCGGTTAACTAATTTATCAGAATTAGATTTGGATGATTATTGAACATTTGAATTGAAAATAGGAACAACCTATCACCCTGCGTTTCTTTTAACGCCCACTAGTACCGATTAACCAAGTGGCTAAACTCAGAAGTTAATCACATAGAGATGTATTGAAGTACTCTGCTTCATTACTCTATTAAAAGCCTACCCCAAAGAGTAGAACTTGAGGGATGATATGACATTAAGCCTATTCGACTGGCCCCATTAGTGAAAGCGTCGAAACCCCAGCATACCCGGTCGTTCCGTTGAACGGACGGGGAACCGTAGGGTCATGGTCCTCACGACTTGAAAGAGCTTGCTCTTAGCAAAGGATATACATCACAGAGATTTATGAATCGATGACGTGACTAAAACGTGGCCCGCTGTATTGAACATACAAACCCACCATTTTGGGTTTAGTTCAATGCAACGGTTGTGTCTTCTATTTATCATGTACACAACTCTTGCATTATCTAAACTTATTACATCACAAGGAGGAATTTTGGAAAATAATGAAAAGGAATCTAGGAAGAATAAATTTATGAAAAGGAAAGAGTCTGCCAAAAGGCAGAAGGATAAAGCTCGAAAAAGAAATGGAAAAGGTCCTAATATCGAGCAAGTATGGAAAAAGAAGGCTGAGATGAAACGCATCATTGAAGATGTTGAGTCTCAATCAGGAGAGACTGGTTTTATGAATAGTATTAACGAAATCATCAAAGAATGGGATCTTCCGGAAGGAATTACCAATATATTCTTAAAAGTTTTATGTTATTACAGATCTGTTAGGAAATCCGTCGACTGGGAACAATTTGTTTCTATCACTGGTTTATTTTTATTAAGCCTATGTGATAATGAGACAAATGTTAGAGAAGTAATTGGACAGGTATTATTCGGAAAGTCTGTAGACCTTAATGCGTTAACAGTTTCCGATATGCCAATCTCACAATCAGGAATGGCTTTTGGCGAATCCCTGGATATGTTGAGAAATTTTAAGTTACTTAGAGATAACGAATTGACAAGACGTATTGTTCAAGTTATCGCAACCGCATTCTCCTGCGGCTTAGTTAGAGGAAAGAAAGATTTATATTTTACATCATTTAATCTTTCATTTGTATTGGAACAATTTACAAGAGAATCAAATACTGTTTTTGATTTCTTTGACTCCCTTTTGAACATTTTCCAGTTCATTGTAGAGAAAGGATATGTTTGTTTCCAACAAAGAACATTTGCCCCCTTATTCATGTCTGATGAGCAGACCGCTGATTATGATAAGGATTTGGCTGAAGTGTTAGGCTTTTGGCCTGCAGTACAAGCAGGAAATTATAAGGACACACCATTTTGCAGTGTCCCGCATTTTGCCAATGCACTTGACAATCTTTACATTGCCACCACTGCGCTCGTTGAGCAAAGCACTGATACCTTCTCCAAAAGGTATCATGCCAAAAACTTGGAAAAGTTGAATACCATTGCGGCGAAATTTAAGTCCCAAGAAAGATCTGGAGGCCTGCGTGAAGCGCCTTTTGCCTTTTGTATTTACGGGAAATCGTCAATTGGTAAATCATCAGTTATGGCAACCCTTACTGACTATTGTCTTAAGGCAACAGCTTATTTAAAGAACCCTGAACGAGCATCTTTTGAGGTAGATCCTCGTATGATTTGTTCGCAGAATGCTAATGATAAATTCGATTCTGATTATAAGTCTTATACTCTCGCAGTATTATTCGATGACTTAGCTAACGAACGTGTTGATGTTGCTCGTCAGAGCCCACTAGACCCAGTTATTCGTTATGTTAATAATATTAAGAGCACTGCACTGAAAGCAGATGTACACGAGAAAGGAGTTATTCAGAAGGAACCGTGGTTGGTTGGAGCTTCCACAAATATTAAGAATTTACAAGCTGATCAATATTCAGTAGAACCGATTTCGGTTTTGAGGCGTTTCAATATTCACATTGAACCCCATGTGGCCCCTAATTACCAAAAGGAAGATGGAATTTTTCTGGATGGTCGTAAGTTAGCTGAGGCTGAACAAACCGTTCCTGATGCTTGGAGATTTAATGCCTATCATTATGAATATGATGATAAACCTTACAAGCAAAATTCCACCCAGGAAACCCGAGCATATACTTCGGTCCCTTTTAGGTTCAAGGGAAGAGATGGAAAGGAATATGTTTCCACCGATTTGGACATGGAACAATTACAATGGTTGATGTACAAGTTGCTTAAAGATCATTTCAAGTCGCAACACAGCGTTATCGCTAGCAACAAGAAAATTAATGAGGAACAATTGTGTCAACATAGACTTCACAAATCTATTTGTAGTATTTGTTCGCCAAATCATGTTAAACCAGCACCTCGCTGTATTCCAGTCCCACAAACTGAAACTCGTACTGCTACTGGCACTTTGCCAGCACCTGAGTCTTTTTTTGTGGGACTGGAATGTATTCCAGTCCTACAAACTGAAACTCGTACTGCTATTGGCACTTTGCCAACACCTGAGCAGATTAATGATGAAGAAGTTTATATGGGAAGGATGCAGGTGAATCATGTCGCCGGTGCCACTAGTGAAAGTGGTTTCATGGGAAACTGGAAGAGAAATCTTTTTATGTGGTATAAATGGCAATTCTATTTTATATTTGCACAATGGTCTATCGGATTCATTTGTGGTTTCGTTCGTGAGTTATGGCGTATGGGATGGTTTCGATCATCTACATACGATCGTGTTGAGAACGCTCGCTGGCGTGTGAAATATTACGCAGATGCCACTGCCTTTTACGCGAGAAATTGGATGAATAATGTGACTGATACCATCGATGAAATCAATAATTTGAGATTTATTTCATGGGAACTAATTGATTTCATTCCTGACAGTTGGGTTGAGGACACTCGATTTGCCTGGATTTACATGTTTAATTACGATCAGGCTTACTATCCCCAACTTATTTTGTCTGCGATAGTCTTCTGGCTATTTAGTGTTTGGATTACTCTCAAAATCCACGGACAAAATATGTTCTGGCGCAATTTCTTTGCAGTATTAGGGTACATCTATATTGCTCTTTTATTACGCAAGAAATTTTTGATGAAAGAATTAAGGACACGTAGGGGAGTACTACGTGGTATTTTAAAACACTCAATGAAGATGATGATTGGAACTTCCATTCAAGTTATGCTTACCTTTGGTGGTATTGCCGTATCTTATAAATTAGTTAGAGCTGTGCTCAAGACTATCGGGATTGTCGGCAAAGCGTCACATGGAGGAGCTGTTGATATTGGAAGTGAGGAAGAGAACGTTTGGTTAAACGCAACACCTATGGCTCTGCCTAAACGTGATCCAAAAACGGATACTCTTCCAGCCGATCAAGTTAGCAATATTGTTGTCAAAAACACAACAACATGTCTTTATGATGATAAAACATGGTCTTCAGGCTTCTTTCCTAGAAGTCAAATATTACTCGTACCTACACACGAGGTTGCTAACAAAGAAAGGGTTAACTTACGCTTGCGTAAGGATGATATTAAAGATTTATCTGGTGGAAATATTAGTTTAGAAATTACACCAGCTAGGGTGTATAATTTCCCGGGCAAAGATATCTCAGCTGTATATCATTCTAGATACCCTGATAAGCAAGATCTAACTCACTTATTTCCTTGTGAGATCCCTCAGGATCGTAACCCCACTAAATGGGTTACAAGAAAACAATCCGGATCAGTATTACTTGGTACGGCACGCCGTAATGGTATTGCATCTAAAGTAAATACTGATAAAACTTCGTTTTATGATTCTACTATTGTTACTTACAAAGATGAAACAGCCGGAGGTGATTGTATGAAAGTACATATCGCAGATGTTAGAAGCGGTAGCCACATTGTTGGTTTCCATCTTGCAGGTAAGAATTATTCAGGCTATTTGTCTACTCTTACAAAGAGTGATTTGGAAGAATGTTACGCATTTTTTGATGCGCAGCCTTCTACTCGCCTGTCTGCCACCATGGGAGATATGAAAACTCAGTTATACGATAAAGACTTTACTCCCCAACAACCCAAGAATAAAAAGTCTACTATTAATTATTTAACCGATGCTGAGATTAATTATTACGGAGACCTTCCCGCTTTTGTCACTAGACCCAAAAGTAGTGTTGTGAAAAGTCCGATTTCTGACTCCGTAGCGTCACATTGTGGTGTGGAAAATAAACACGGAAAACCGGCAAATTGTAGGAAAGATGAGACTAAGGTCCCTTCACAAGCCCCTTACAACAAATACTATCGTGGCGCAGGTAAAGCCACACAAGAATTCCCACTTGAAGTTCTTGAAATTGCTCAGAATGATTATTTGGATGATTGCACATCTAATAAGAAAATGATGGCAGATCTCGTTACTTTACGTCCCTTGACGGAAGTCGAGACTATTTCAGGACAAGATGGAGTTAAATTTGTAGATAGTATGAAAATGTCCACCTCGAAGGGCTTTCCCTTGACTGGGAGCAAAGAGGAAATCATATCACATTTGGACCCCGAGGAATATGAGAATATTTCAGATCCTCGTATATTTGATGATATGTTTATGAATGATTGGAGGAAAGCTCGCCAATTATATTTGGCAGGTCTAAGAGCTTATCCAGTGTTTAAGGCGTGTACTAAAGATGAACCTACAAAGCTCTCTAAGGACAAAGTACGTGTATTTCAAAGCGCCCCATTGACTCTTCAGTGCATGATCAGGCAATACTTTCTGCCAATTGCGGCATGTATGTCCCGTAATCCAATTACGACTGAATGTGCGGTTGGAATTAATTCTCAAGGACCGCAATGGAATAAGTTAATGAAACATCTCTCGAAGTTTGGAAAAGAGAGAATGGTTGCTGGGGATTTTAAAGCCTACGATCAACATATGTCTTCCACTATGACATCAATCGCATTCTCCACTATGATTGAACTAGCCAAGCATTGCGAAGGCTATACTGCAGAAGACATCAAGATTATGTCCAATCTTGTTGCAGATGTCGTACATCCTATGATGTGCGTCAACGGAGATCTCGTAGAATTACTTGGATCTAACCCATCAGGTCAAAACCTTACGGTTTATATTAATTCTATCGTCAATTCCCTCTATCAGAGATGTGTATTTTACACTATTTATCCTCCTGGTAGTTTAGAGACTACTAAGTTCCAAGATTATGTAGCTCTTATGACTTACGGTGACGACAATGAAATGTCTGTCTCCGTTAAGGCTCCTTTGTATAATCATACTCGTATGATGGAAGTGTATGCCTCCCAAGGCATTGAGTACACTATGGCAGATAAGGATGCTGAATCAGTTCCATATATTACATTAGAGAAAGCTGATTTTTTGAAGCGTGCGACTATCTTCCGCCCAGAATACTCTGACCCATCTACTGGGGAAAAAGGTATGTATCTTGCAAAGCTCAGTGAAGAATCTATTTTCAAGAGCTTACATTGCAATATGTTATCAAAGGTTGTGTCTAAAGAGGAAATTGCTCGCCAATGTTTGGATGGAGCACTTCGCGAGTTATGGTTTCATGGTAGGGAACATTTTGAAATGCGCCATGGACAGTTTAAAAGGATTGTTGCCGACCATGAATGGCAACATGTTATCTCACCAAATTTCTACAAGACGTTTGATGAACGTGAGGAAGAATGGTTGGAGAAATACAACTTGGTACGCACCGGTATTGAATGAAGTTTTGGAAACTTGTGTTTAAATCCCTCAGACCGCCGACGTCATTAAAAGCCTGGCGCTAGCAGCATCTAGTAGTTATCCAAGTGGAAATGTGCCCTTTTATATTAGTGATTTAGTGAATTTTATATATATTTATCGTTTTGCATATATTTTCATACCCTGTATATAATTGTATAAATAAAACCTTACTCTTGATGTGTCATTGCTTCACGCACATTCGGGAGTCTAAACATAGTTGATAAGCAGGTAATACATTTACAATATTTACAGACAAGTTATTGCCATGTCTTAAAAAGGCAATATGTGGGGGAGAGCCTCGTAACACCCACATTGAGAGGACACCCAATGTTCATGTACACCAAACTCGTAATGGTTCTTTTGAACTAGGTATTGGTAGACACCCTATTGATTTTTCAGAAGCTAGTGTGGACGCAGATTCTCAATCTGGTCCTTTGGATAGAACAGTGGGATTGACTGGTAAGTACACGCCTAATTGGGCATTAAAAGTACTACCAGGTGCAGCGGTTGATGTAAGCTATATGACCTATGTAAGGTATATCAAGTCATTTGCAAAAACTGCGGAGGATGAATCGGATAGAGTAGTTCGGGGTCAGTGGAATGACGGTTTACGTAAGTACACTTGTGGATCCAAATACTTCAAAGAATGGAAGGCTAAACAATTAGCAGCCTTCACATCCGATCCTGATGAAGACTACCTAAGAAGCCGTGAGGCAGACGCAATATCTCAATCTGGTGAGATGCGTCAGGAAGGTACCATGACCACCACAGAGTCAGAAGTTGAACAAACTATGGAGTTTCAAACTGACATCGATCAAGTTAAGGTGGATATTGCTACAGTCGTAGATAGCACTAGGCTGCAAGCATCAGTGAAGAATACAGAGTTAGGAGAGTTTTTGTCTCGTCCTTTGCGTATTGGTTCACATAACCTCACCAATGGGTTTTATATGGATGTATCTTTTAATCCATGGCATGACTTTCTGTCTAATTCAGTTGTCATAAACAAACTTCAAAATTACTCACTAATAAGAGGAACTATGCACGTCAAATTTTTAATTAACGGCGGTCCTTTTTATTTTGGAAACATTATTTGTGGGTACAAACCAAGAGGTGCAGGTTTTGATTTTGTGCAAGGAAATAGCAATTTAATTAGTGACTATTTCCAACGGGCTACCCTTTTGAGCCAGAGACAACATTTGATTATTAATCCTACTAATAGTCAGGGTGGTGAATTGACACTACCCTTCTTCCATAATAAGAATTATCTCGATCTTATTGATGCTACGGATATTTTGGATATGGGGGCAATTAATATGCTCTCCTTGGCACCGCTCGATAGAGCTATTGGTGCTGGAGATCAACGCCAGATTAACATCACTGTTATGGCGTGGATGTCGGATGTAGAATTAGCAGGACCCACTACTCGTGGTGTTCTCTCACAGTCTGGACAATTGGGAAAAGACGAATATGGGAAAGGTATTATTTCTAGACCAGCCAAAGCCATTGCTAGATGGGCTGGAAAGCTGAGCACTGTACCAGAAATTGGACCTTACGCGACCGCTACTAGCATGGCGGCTGCGGGAATAGGATCATTAGCGGAATTGTGGGGTTTCTCACGTCCAATGAATGTATCTCCGATTGAACGTTATAAACATCAGATGCATGGCATGTTAGCTACTAGTTCCATAGATGAGGCTGTAGAAAAGTTAACATACGATCCTAAACAAGAATTGACAGTAGATCATAATGTGACTGGAGCACGTTTAGATGATGAAATGTCAATCAAAGCAATTACTTCCAAGTCGAGTTTATTGACATACTTTACTTGGAGTGCCACTACAAATGAGAATTCCTTAATTGGAACTATCAATGTGAATCCATGTCATTGTCAACAACGTAATGACGGGACTGCCGATTATGGAATTGAATGGGTACAGACCCCCTTAGCTCATGCTACATTTCCGTTCAAATATTGGCGTGGTGGTATCAATTATCGTTTCCAAATTAATTGTAGTGATCTCCACAGGGGCAGACTTTTGTTAGTTTATGACCCTAGAGGATTTGTCGGTACTACAATTCCTGATACAAATACTACTTTTTCTCGTGTCATCGATTTGGAGGAAACTAAAGACTTCACTTTACCAATTCACTGGTTTCAACAGAAGTCATGGGCGAAAGTACCTTCCGCACCAACGGACCAAGGTATCGGTCAGTTTTCGTCCCTCCCTATTGACCAATCTGAAAATTCGAATGGACAATTGCGTATTTATGTTCTTAATGAACTTACTGGTCCAGACGAAGATTTGACAAATAGTGTTCGCATCCTCACTTTCATTAGTGGGGCTCAAGATTATGAAGTAGCTGTTCCAGACGATTTTATGATTAAAAGGACAGCATTTGGTGGTAGCTTTACACATACCACAACTGAAGCGAACGGACCTTGGTCACAAAGCGGTATTATCGACAATGCCGTATCACAAAGTGGCATATTAAATAATACTAAAGCTGCTCAGGCATCTAAACCTGGTCACGATGGTTCAGAAATGTTAGAACCCATCGGAGAATCCAGTAAATCTGATGCTTTGTCTTTGGTATATCACGGCGAAACTTTTGATTCTTTCCGTGATATGTTTAAACGCTACAATTTGAGTAATGTTTTCGCAAGAAATCATACTGATACCAATATTGGTAGATCGGTCAGATATCGATTGAATTTACCTAATTTTCCTATGTATAATGGACGTGCCCAAACACAAGGTATGTATCAGCAAGCTCGTCCATTCGGGCTGAATGCAGTGAATTATAACATAGCTGGTAGAACATTGCTCAATTGGATTACTCCTGCGTACGCTGCGCGAAGAGGAGGAATCCGCTATAAATACATGCTTGGGTATTACAGCAATACCACACCGACAGCCATGATAGTATCTCGTGGGCAAACTGGGCACTTACCATCGTTTGGTTCCGCCGAATCTGTACTAGACTCAGCAACAGCAAACAAGCATGCTGCACATGCAGAGGTGCAAGAGACAGGACACAATGGAAGTGCTTTTACTTCCCGTCAACATCCCGCAATTGAAGTTGAACTTCCTTATTATAGCGATAAGAAGTTCGAAGACGCTTCAAATATTGTTACTGCGGAACAGTATCCTGATCAGACGCATCATCTTGATATTTATGATGGTAATCGACAAGCAGATGGCGACTTGGAAATTTTCCAATATGTCGCTACTGGTGAGGATTTCAATCTCACTTGGTATGTCAATGCACCATCATTCTTTGTGCAAACTTATTCCCTTATTCGGTAAGGGATGTTATGGTTTTAAAATAAGAGGACGATTCCTTTATCATTAACCAGGTATAAAGCTATTTTTACAGTAGGTAAACAGGCTTGTTTCCTACATATACACCCTGCAACCGGGGTGGCCGCCTCTGGGTGGTGACAGGTAGTATCCCTTTGGGATCAGTTCTGAATTTCGTAACCGGAATTTTTGTCTCTTAGAGAATACAGATCGTACTACCTGTTGGTAGTTGACTTGTTATTCTCCGGAATAGAGTTTTCGAAGGTTAGATATTCATATAGAGCACCTGTCGCGCATCATTGCAAGATGCAAGCGACCGCTATCAGTTACAAATCCGAAGGGGATTGGTAGCGGTTGCGGCAGGTTAGTA